AAGTGTGTGGATCTGTCGCCTCGCAGGACTCACATTTTTTTAAATTTTCTTTTTTGCCTGGCGAGGGATTTTGAATCTCCACGACTTGATACTCAGCCGCCTGCCAATCCTCGCCCAGTGTTTTTAGCTCCGCTATCGCCTGTTCCGCCTCGGCCTCGGAGCCAAATATGTTAGGCTCGCCCACCTCGTCGCTCCACTGGCCGGCTTGTTTCGTTTGTACCTCGTACCTCGTTATTTTTGTCATAGCCATTTCTCCTATGCCTAGTCAGCCCTAGGTTGCACTATTATTTAACCGCCCATCAGAATCGGTAAAGCACAGTTTACCGATTCTACTAGTGGTTAAACTTTTTATTTTTTTTTATTCCTCTCGGTCGAGTTCGGACGCTACGATCTGCATCAGTGCTTGCCGGAGGCCGTCCTCGTCAACGCTCATAACGCCGGCCTGATCGGTCATGCAGCGGAGCGGGATTACCCTGAATTCCGCCGGAAGTGCCACCGATGCGGCCCGGTCCGGGCAAAGGTTCAGGACGTAGCTCTGCACTCCGCCGCCGCGCCGCCGTTGCCACTCAGCCGCCCCGGTTGCGTCCTCGTCCGACTCGAACTCACCATCAGTCAGGATGATATCTATGCGCGGCTCCCCGATCAGGTCGCGCTCATCCTCGCTGATGTAGAGGGCCTCTACGAGCGGGGCTAGATTTGTTTCGACGGCGTCCCGGCTGATCGGGTCCTCGACCTCGACGCCCTTGAAAAAGTTATCAACCAGCATTGCGCGATACCCGATACCGCGCTTGCCTGTATGCTGCATCGTGATGCGGTTAAAGCTAAATATGTCCACGGTCACGCCCTCGTGTTCTTCCGCCGCTGCCAGTAGCGCCCCGGCAAGGCTATTTGCCGCTCTCAGCATCGGCCCGGAGCAGAAGCCATTCTCAGGCATGTGTGTTGATCCTGAATTATCGATGCAGATATTGACGTGTTTGCGGTACGAGCGGCCCCTGGTCACCTCGTCACTCCATCCGCCGCCGTCAATAGCCGTTTCGGCCGGGTCATCCAGATCGTCACCCTCGTCGAGTCCGACCCGCTCCCGGCGGCGAGTGGCGGAGTGGAGCGCGTCGAGTATTACGGCCGCACTGTCCAGCCGTTCGCGTGCGTCCTCAGCTTTCTGGGCCTGCCTGCCATCCTGGGCGGCCGAAACTAGGTCTTCTCCCAGGTCCCGCTTTGTGGAGCGGTCCGCGCTGGCGCGATCTTTCAGGCCCCGCTGTATGGCCAGTGCCTCGTCACTCCACATATTTTCATCCTCAAGGCCCATAGCGTCGAGGATGCCCCGCGTCCGGCTCCGCACCCAGTAGTCAGTAGCCTGGCCCTTGGTGCGCTGGCCCAGCCATGTACTGAGCGCAACGCCCCTTGAGCGGCCCCCGCCGCCCTTGGTGCTCGTGCCCGATTTTGTATAGCCGTGATCGTTTGCTGCCATTATTTTGCTCTCGCTTTCGTGGTGTAGGTGTACCCATCCCAGGCGTCCCTGATGATGACCTCGACGGCGTCCCGGTCATGTTTCGCGTCTATTTTTGTGAGAATCGACCGCGTTAGTAATTCCTGGTACCCGGAAGCCTTGCCGGGGCGGCCCATTTCGCCGTACATGGCCGCCGCCGCCAGTGCCCGGCGCGGTGATACCTGGTATGTGATGCGGTTATCAACCCATTTGCCGTACAGGATCTCGACCATGTAGGCGGATGATTTCGCAATGGCCCCGGTGACGCCGTGGGCCTCAAGCATCTCCAACAACGACGCCCCCAGCAGCGGCGGCACTTCGATAGTCCAGAACCTATCCCGCAACGCTTCGTTTTGTCTTTTGGCCCCGGCATAGCCCGGATTCCTAGTCAAAAAACACCTGAAATCAGGGTTCACGTCTATGGTTTCGCCGGCTATCTGAAACGTGCTCCCAACGGTGCCGGGGCGGTCGGTCATACCGTTGAGAAAAGAGAGCGCGTCCGGTTCGGCCATGTTGGCCTCGTCTATGAGCGCCCAATCACCATTGCGCGCGGCGGCGGCAAATTCGGCCGCCTGGTGAACGGTCGAACCCGATGCGAGCTCGCGTTGTCCGACGAGGTCTCTTTTACGAAGTCCGCCGTCCGCCGTCACTACGGCAAGGCGTTTACCAAGCGCCGCCGCCATATGGTGTACGGCCAGGGTTTTGCCGCTCCCGGCCGGGCCTGAGAGCTCAACATGACCTATCCGGGCGGCGGCTTTCAGTTCATCCAGCCAAGGCGGCGGCACATAGTCGCCGTTGATCTCAGATGTTGCCGGGATCACGTCCGGCCAGTTAATGCCGCCCACGTCGGCCACTTCCGGAAGTGGCGCGGCCACTTTTGGCACTGGCGCGGCCGTCTTACCGTTTCCGGCCGTACCGTTGCGGTAATCGTCCGCCAGGGCCGCTATGATGGGTGATTTAAGACTTGTTTTGAGTCCGGCCCTGGCGGCCATCTTCCGCAATTCTCCTATCCCCATATTTTCCAATTCAATTCGACTAGCCATTGATACACTCCTAGCCTAGTTGCCCTAGGCGGCACTATGGGTTAGTTACCGGGTACTTATTGCCCAATCCAGCCTATCAGTTAGCCATTCTGGCTCATGGTGCGCCTTGACGTGGCTCTTGAAGGCATCCCTTGCAAGTTTAAGATGTAATCGGTAGCCCTTTGCACTATTGCGGAGGCTACCTACCTTGGAGTATAGGTGTGGGTGCATTTCTCTGCCTTTCACAACAAGAACAGCAGACCGGGGATTTCCAAGTGCATCCCCAAAGTTGTAACAAATTTGACAATAAAGCTTGTGCATAGTTAACCATTGCCGCCAATTCTGTTTTCGACTCCACTTAGCCAATGTTGTCATAGCCAAACTCCTAGCCTAGTAGCCCTAGGCGGCACTATATGGGTTAGCTTGATAACAGACGCCTAAGCTCACGCGCTTTAGCTATTACTGCTTTGGCGTCTGATATTTGTTTAGCGGTGGGTAGGTTAACGCCGCTATGGTCTGTATTGTCGAACTCGCGTACTGCTTTCCGCACCTCAAGGTCTATTACTATCGCATCGAAAATATCTTTTGGGTTGCCTGTTGGCTGGTCCATAATTCACACTCCCTGGCGCGATTCTGGCACGCGCCCGGCCGCTATGGTTGACTATAAAATGTGGGACTCTGTGCTAAATTCGCCTGTAGCAGCAACAACATACAGATCGTCGTGATACCCGGTAATCAAACCATCCTCATTAAAAATCGGCGCTTGCTGCACTATGTAGGTTGTGGAGGACTCAGCATTACGTGGATGCATTGACTCATCAACAGATAGTGAGAATGCTAACTTTTCGGCCGCGTTGTATGTGAATTTAAGCATTATCTATTTACCTCCGGCCACTATGGTTGATCTAGTGGGTCCCAATCACTATCGGAATATTTTTGAACCTCGCACTCCCGCAGGCATGGCCTCGAGGCGTACAGGAACCGCATTTGCCGGGACATACAAAGACCTTGCCGTATCCCATACCGCTCGCTGTATTGCGTAGCTCCTGGGCCCACGCCTGCCAGCTTTTAGGCTTCGTTGCCTTGTCCGGCATCTGGTGCGATACAGGCAACGCGTCGAAGGTCCCACGGTAGCAAGATAATTTTTTAATTTTTTCGAGTACCTCCGGTCCATACTTACTGCCACTACTCGCATTTAGTTGATAGTTAGCCGGAAACTTTTTGCCCAGCTTGTCCCAGAGCAAAAACAGTTTCCACGATTTGGAGTAGCCGTATACTCTGATATCCGGCCGCCGCTCCAGTAATCCAAACCAGAATCCCATTGTTTCAATACTGTCTATATCGCCGTCCACATACAGCCGGAAGTCTAAACCGTAAGGTATTTCGTTGAAAGAGTTTTTAATGTGCTCCCGGCCGCTCTCAGTGCGCAGCAATAGCGTGTTCTGCAATTGTTTGAACAGCGCGAAGGGATACCGCCAGGCCTTGAACGAATAGCACCAGGAAAGACAATCTCCTGCGCCCGGACAAGTGACGTCCGGACAAGCTGAGAAAAACATAAATGGAAGTTTCCCATTCCCATCTTCTCCAATGATTTCAAATTGCGGGATTCCGGTATCAAGGAACTTTTCAAACCTACTCCACGCAATCAACCAATCAGAGGGCCCACCCGGGTTCCGCTTAGCTGTTAGTGGTTTTGGTTTAAGATATCCCTCCGGCATTGACGGCATCGGAAACAGACCTTCGCCGTCTACGTAGGCTATAGACGCCTTTACCAGTGCCAATGATTCTGTTTTGTTTGTGTAGTATCCCATTGTCAGACTTTCCTCTTGCAGCTTTTGCAAAGCTGAAATAGTGGGTTGATGGCGTCCCAGTACTCCTGGTCCGGAAGTGACCTACCATTGTTACGCCTGAGGTTGATCAACTTGAGGCGTTGCCAGTACGGCCGACCACAAAGGGTTGTCTGTGGTCCGGCCGGGTCCATCTTTGGGTCCAATTGGTTAACATAATAACTATCCTCAATGTGTACTGTTGTACTACTGTTTTTGCTTATCACTAGGTATGTTTTCATTAGTATCCGGCCTCCTGTAATATTTCCAATTCGACGTCCGCCGGACCACTTCCGGCTTCCGGGTCTGCTATGTAGAGTTCTAGACTAGCCATGTCACACACTCCTATTGAATTAGTTTAGGTACACGCATCAGCTATCAATGCGTATTAATAGCTGAGATCAGTATCTAAAGGTCTTAACTGCGTAGATCATTCTCGATTTCGGCAACGGCCAATAAGACACATATTTTATGATTGGTATACCTAAGTCCTGGCCATCCTCGCGCAACCATATAGCGATCAGTGGCCCAATACATGCGGGACATCCGGCAGTGGTCACATAGACAATCGGCCATATCCCGGCCATGTGGAGTCCGGCCCGAGGTCTTTGATGCATTCCAAAACGCTGTTAGTTGAACTCTGTCTATATACCGTCCATTGACGTCCATTTGGTACACTCCCTAGGTTCAGATTGCGTCAAAGCCTATCATCACTAATCATATGGTGTCAACCCTTAGATTGGATTATTTTTTATTATTCCCCATATCACGTACGAATTGGCCATCTAAAGGTCTAGATTGTGGCCGAGGTTTGACTGTCTTTATGTGTGGAGTAGACAATGCGACCGGAAGATCTTCCGGCCGAAAGACATTTTTGCAATAACCATCTGCAAAAAGGTTGATTCCTAGCTAATGCAGCCGTCCGGCCGGAAGACAGTCTGGTAGGTTTGACGGCCGGCCTTGCTGTAGCTAGGTTTTTTTTAAAAAAACATCCGGTGTAGCTATGGATAGGGGCCCCGGCATGGCGCTGGTCTTAGCTAGGAATGAGGGCCGGGGCGCTTATCGTAGACTGAGATTTGGAGATGCAAAAAGTAGAACAAGGAACGCACCCGCTCCTTATTATTAGAAGGCTTCACCTTTCCCCGACCGCTGTGAAGGAAAAAGGTAAAATGTTGGGGTTGAGTGTATGGGATTCGTCGCCCTTAGTGGGTGGCGGTATTCGTCGCCTAGTACGTTGCGGGATTCGTAAGGACAATATGTTCGGAGGGAAAGAGACATGCGTGAGTATAGGTGTAAGATAGCGAGGGTTGTTGACGGAGACACGGTTGACGCTGTTATTGACCTTGGGTTTAAGATAATGTATGCGGAGAGGATCCGGTTGTTGGGGATAGATACGCCGGAGTCGAGGACAGCGAATAAGAGGGAGAAGGTTCTCGGGCTGGCGTCTAAGGACAGGTTGAAGGGGATATTAAGTAAGGCGAGGCCCGGGAAGAATGGTGCGAAGTGGGTGACGCTGGAGACGACGAAGCAGGGTACGGGGAAGTATGGGAGGATACTGGGGCGGTTATATGTAAACGGGGTTGATGTAAACGGCTTGTTGGTGGATGAGAATCATGCGAGGCCGTATTACGGGGGGTCTAAGGACGAGCTGGGGCCGTGGACGAGGGAAGAGGGGTGTACGTACCTGTGCGGCGGTCGTGTGTTGAGAAGGAGCAGGGGAAAGGTACGGAAGTGTGACGGTGACTGGTACAGGTGGACTCCCGGCGGGTATATGTCATGGGTATAATTAATTATATAAGTGATCTTGCGGGGGCGGTCTCGGGAAGGGCGAAAGCCCGGCGTGTGGGGCGTATTGCGGCGGAGGTTGAGAGTGAGTTGCGAACCGGGGGCGGCAGGATAAAACCCGTGGACTGGGTATTGATGGGAAAGAGGCTTGGGGTTTATGGTAAGAAGTAAGGGAGGTGGTTTATATGCCGAAGTATGGCGGGAAGACGTATCCTTATACTAAGACGGGTAAGGCGGCGCACAAGAAGGCGGTTAAGGCCGGGACAAGGAAAAAGACAAAGAAATAAGGGAAGGTGACGTTATGGCAACACCGAGAAGACGGCGAAGGTCTGTTGCGGAAATCGAGGCACTTGCCAATAAGCCAACGCGGGCTAAAAGCCCCGCGCCCAAGCCGAAGAGAAAGCCGGCTAAAACGGTCGCGGAAATCGAGCGGCGAGCTAATAAGCCAACGCCCTCGAAGGCGAAGGTGGCAATGAAGCGCCAAGAGGCGGTGCAAAAGAGAATGACGAAGACCCTGAACGAGGGCGGGCAGACATCGCGTTCGGGAAAGATTTCAAAACTGTTTCCAAGATTCAGAAGAAGGGAAACGGCAATTGAAAGAGAGGCGGAAAAACGGCAGCACACCCCGGAAATGCGGCATATCTATGCTGCTGCTAAGACAGGAGAACTGCGGCGCCTACAGGAGGAAGACCCTGAACTCCGAAAAGCCCTGCTAAAAGGCGGTTTGAAGCGGCCGCCGCCGAAAGCAGTTAAGAAAAAAGCCGCCGCTAGGGCCGTTCCTGAAAGAGGTGTGGCCCCAAGAGGTGTGGCAAGACCCAAGCGTATCGACAGAGGTGTGCCCCCAAGAGGGGGGACTCGAATGCTCGACAGGCCACAGCATCTGGAGCCTCCTGCCCAAGTTGCTCCTACACCTAACCTAGGGGTGTTTGGCAGAACCGTTCCTAAAAGAGGTGTGCCTCGAAGGAGACGGTAATGCCGAAACCGAAACTGGGCAGCGGTAAGCGGTTCAAGGCACTGTCTGGCAAGCTGAAGCAGGGTGGGGCAAAAGACCCCAAGGCCCTTGCTGCGTATATAGGCCGGAAGAAGTACGGGCCCGGGAAAATGGCCAGGATGGCTGCTGCTGGGAAAAAGAGGCGCAAGTGACAACAACAGCCGAAAGTCCTGCCGGGAACAGGCAGCAGGCACGGGACATTGCCGTGGCGCAGGCGGCTCAGACCGAGCTGTGTCGCCGTTACTTCAAAGAGCACTTCCTTGAGTTCGTTTATATAGATGAAAAGCCGAACCCGCTCATGGGTATACAGGGCGGGAAGAAGAAGTTCGAGCGGTGGCCGCACCTGATGAATCTAGTGGACTCGCTTACCGAGCACCGCCTGATAGACCTGTTGAAGGCAAGGCAGATAGGGGCTTCATGGACCGTTTCAGCCTATGCGGCGTGGCTCCTGAGATTCTTCGAGAGTGCCCAGATACTGGAGTTCTCCCGGGGTGAGGTCGAGGCAAAGAACCTTCTCAAGAAGGCCAAGTATATATATAAGAACCTTCCTGAATATATGCAGTTGCCGATAGGTTCTGATTCCAACTCGGAGTTCTCCATACCGCAACAGAACAGCAGCATCGTGGCATTCCCGTCCACGGAGGATGCCGGTCGGTCTGAAACCGCGACACTTGTGATACAGGACGAGGCAGACTTCCACGAGTACCTTGAAGCAAACTACAACGCGGTCAAGCCGACTATCGACGCCGGCGGGCAGTACGTTATGCTCTCCAGCGCAAACAAGGCTCGCGGCACCACGATATTCAAGAACATCTTCAAGGGAGCGCCCGCCAACGGCTGGCATCCCGTGTTCTTCGGATGGGACGTGCGGCCGGGCCGCGACCAGGAGTGGTACGAGTCACGCAGAAAAGAGGCAAGTGACTCACCTGAAGCGCAGCGTCTCGGTATTGACCTTTACATGGAACAGGAATACCCGCAAACGGCAGAACAGGCACTGGCCCCCTCTGCCGTCTCGGCCAAGTTCAACCATGACGCCCTGAAAGATATGGAAAACGATATACGCAAGCCCTACCGTATTGTGAACGACATCAATCTTTATGTCGCACCGAGGCCCAACAGGCGGTACGTGGCCGCGTCAGACATATCCAAGGGCGTTGGGGCCGATTACAGCGTTACGGTTATCATGGATGTGGGTACAACTGATATCGTTGCCGATATCGTCTCTGACAGCCTTGAGGTAGACAATTTCGTCGAACAGAGCGTTAAGATGCTTGAGATGTACCGTAAGCCCCTCTGGGCGATAGAGAACACGGGACTGGGTCTCGCGGCTGTCACCACCGCGAAGATGTCCATGTATCCGCGTCTCTATAAAAGACGCACCCGGGGCGGCCGTACTGATATCGGATGGAACACAGATGAAAAGCACCGCTGGATTCTCTGGAACGATCTCGGTTCCTTGGTGGACTCACGCGGGCTCATACTGCATAACAGGATGGGACTGAACCAGTTCTATGATGTTATAAAGAATCCCCAAAAGGACGGACGTGTCGAGGCAGTACAAAACGGACACGATGACTACCCGATGGCAGTCGGCATCGCTTATCAGATGCTGAACGAGCCGCTCGGGCAGTCACCCGCCCAGGAGTTCAACGGACTTTTTGGTGACAACAGCCCAACACTCGCTCCAAACTGGTAGGTGGTAATCGGATGCCTGAAATAAAAGAGACCCCGGCTAGAGACTTAGAACGTGTCGTAGAGCAGGACTTCAAGTATTACACTGATATGTGGGCATCGACGTTCAGTAACTGGGACAACGTCGATAACTTCTATCACCGTAAATACCCCCTGTGGCCCGGCGTGACGCCCCAGAAGGCTGCAAAGCGGGGCGTGTACCGTCCCAGCACCCCGACCAATATCATTGACCACGCAGCCGATACGCAGCTTGCATTCCAGCCCAAGCTCCACCGTGAGCCTATGGGTGAGGGCGATGCCCACAAGGAGTCGGCGGACAGGATAGAGATAGCACTGTCCGCAATACTGAACGATTCTGCTCTCCGCGAGGTTGTTATCCCGTTTAAACAGATGGGGCGGTACGCTTTGCAGTACGGCCGTATGTGCATAGACGGCCCCAACCTTGATTACAGCTTAAAGCCCGTAGAGCCTAAAAGGGGCCGCAACGAGGACGAGGACGAGTTCGATGCCCGGATGGCTATGTACAGGGCCGCTAAAAAGAACTGGAACCCGATCTGTTACAAGGCCATACACCCGGCGCGGGTACTGTGCGACCCTTTCAAGAAACAGCCCGATATGGCGATTATCAAGGGACGTATGCCGGCTTTTGAACTGGCCCGCATCTCTGCGGAAAAGATGAAAAAGCTTTCCAATGCACAGGAGTACAAACCTGATGAGAAAAGCCTGTACGATATGGTTTCCGTTACAGATCACTGGACACTTTCAGCCCATACGTTCAAGGTCGTGGGCGGCCCGGTGCTATGGACTGAGAAAAACACATGGGGATTTGTCCCGGTCGCACAGGCGCTTTCAGGATTCGGAATGGAACCGGCAAGCCAGGATGATTTCGACCCGTCGCATCTGGCCGTAGGTCTGCTCGATCCCATCATGGACAGTCTCAGGGTACAGGCACAGGGCCGGTCTGCCCGGCATGAACTCCTGATGGAAGCGGCATATGCCCCCGAGGGCACAACGCAGGACCCGCAGGAGACCGCGCAGCGCAAGGCCAGGGGAGATATATTACAGGGCGATCAGGAAGACTTCTGGACCATGAAGACAAAACAGGTTCCGGCATGGATGTTCGAGGAAGGCCGGGAAGCCGATCAGGATATCGAGCAGGGATCATTCCCGCGGATGCTCGGAGGATACCGGGAACCCGGTGTGAGCACGGTCGGGCAGCAGGCACTGTTACAGAGTAAGTCCGGCCAGAAGTTCATCGGCGTGGCCGTACAGATAGAACATCTCGCATCTATCACCGCCGGCCGCATTCTCCGCATAGTAGATACCATCAAAGACCTCAGAGGCTCCATAGGGGTACGTGGAAAGACCCTGAAAGCCTCCGATATCCACCATATATATGACGTTGATGTCAGCTTTGAGGTCATGGATCCTGTCATGGACTTACAGAGACGCGAACTCGGTATGCGCGAGGTACAGATGGGACTCAAGTCATGGGAGTCATACCAGATCGAGGATGTGCGCCGCGAGGACGTGGCTGCGGAGAAACGCAGGATACGCAGGGAGCGTATCGAGGCTAATCCCGATGTGGCGGCTAAGTTTGCCATGAAGGAAGCCGAGATGATGGGGATAGAGGATGAGGTCGCAGCAGCCCTCGGACAGGAGCAGGAGGCGGCCGGTATGGACGGCCGCATGACCGAGATGCCGATGGGGATGCCCGACGTCGCAACTATGGCCAACACTCCTAGCGCAGCAGAGCGTGAACTCCGGGAACCTCTTGCCGGCGACGTTGCCAAGCCCAAGCGCATAGAGGTGATATAGTGGCGAAACAACTGAACGAACACACAAGGGTACTGGTGGATGTCCTTGAGGAGTACCGTGCCCTGAAAAAAGAGGCCGAGAAGACAAAAGCCCCTCCCAAGGTGATGAAGGGGCTGAGTCCCCGCGCACTGGGCGGCCCGTCATTGGTCAAGAAATGGTATAAAGACCGCGATATCCGAATGGAAGACTTGAGGTAAAAATGCCACTACCGCGTAACAGAGATGATCTAAATATTGAGGAATCGGATATTAAAAGTGTACTTGATGCACTGAATCTTATCCTTTCGCCGCCGACAAGAGAGTACGTTCCAAAGGATACGGAATCAAAGTCTTGGTCGACTGGTCCTGCAATAAATGTGCCCGAAGGGACACCAGTAACGATTACAGTGGAGGAAAGAGAAGACACCCGCCCCAAGCATAATGAATCAACGGCCAAAAGTCTCATTGCAGAGGTGGTCTTTGATATCAGGGACGCGCTGGATAAACGAGGCGAGCTGCGAGCGTTTATCCAACAAGAGGGCTCATTGATGGGGAAAGAGCTATATCTAGAGACGATAAAGGATTTCGTAACTGAGAGGCTTGCAAGCCGGCTTACAATTGATCCTCTGCAAATAGATGAGCAGGGTTTTGTTACAGAGCCTATAAGTGAGTTAACAGGAATAGGCGCAGCAAGTTTTGAAAAATGGCAACAGATGTCCATTATGTTAGTAGAAAACAAGGCGAGAGAGATCAAGGCGATGCCGGATGCGCCGACCAAGGGTCAGCAAATCAGGAAGATTGTTACCACGATGGCTGATGAAGGGATGCTCACGATACCGCAACTCGAAGCCATTCTTTATATAGAAGCATCTCCAGAGATGGAGGAGGATTCTACAAGGCTGCTTGAGCAATTAGAGAGTAATCTTCCTGCCATCATGCGTCAAATAAGACCGTCTTCAGGGAGAATAAGGCGTAACTTCGCCACCCAGCTCGCTAATGAGATCAGGAGAGACAGTCCAGAATTCAGTATGCTTCTTCCTACCTTCGGACTCACCGAAGAAGAGGTACGTGCCCAGATTGGTGAAAACAACATAGTGAGCCTTCTCACGCCCGACGAGATTGGCGGTACTATCTCAGATGACAATATAAAGAGCGCAATAGCCGCACACCTTGCTTCAAAATCGGGTATCGGTAGGTTTGGTAAAGGTGAGTGGCCCGATGAATTTATGGGCGCGGCAGTTAATGATCGATATATGTTGCTGAAAGGTAGATTTGAGCAGAAAATACTGGATGTCAACAACAACAATCCGGGCCTTGAGCCGGGTGCGGCAGCCCGTGCTTATTTAGAAGAATTAGATACATTGGGCGAAACGTTTCTTTTTGACGTGCTGGAGAAACGTGATGCCCTACTGCTCGCTGAACAAAAAAAGGACCCCAGTAACTTAAAAAGAAACGCATTCTTGAGGGATGCCGGTTACACAAAGAGTGATTTCGATTCCGAATTTATAACAGAACTTGATCTTAATATTTCACTAGACGGTATCAACTCCGTAACAGATGAGTATGATCGACAGGTCGAAGCCGGCGAAAGAGACTTCCTCGCCAGTGCTAAAATGAAAAAGATTAACGACTCCATCGCAGGGGCCACTGATGAAGAGATCAGTAACCAGGTTCAGCAGCAACTCCAACAATTGAGCCCGACAGGTGATATAGGCGCTTACGGTGATGCAGCATTTCAGGAGTACTTCCAGTCCAATATAGCTCCCCAGATAGGCCCCCTGATACGCTCTGCGGCACTTGCCAATCCAGAGACTTTTAATTTTGTTGAATATACGAATCAACTTCTTGGTTCACCCGAAGTAGACGAGGAAGGAAGGCACATATACCGGGAACCCGATAAGGCAGATATGGGCCTCGATGCTTTATATGAAGAACAGCCGGCCGTAGATGAGATGGGCCGTCCCGTTGACCAGGCTCAATTCCTGATGGGCCAGACACCTACAGTGTCAGAGGACTATCTGAGTCGTCAAAAAGACTTAGAAGAGGAGTATCTGAGTCCCGGTGCGGTGATCAAGAGAGCCATTGAAGCAGAACGAGCCGGGCAGTGGCTGCCTGACAAGCGGGTGACAGGGCCCGTCACCCCGGAACAGTTTCGGATGCAGATGGACCCCAGCGCCCCGCCGGCTCCTCCGGGGCTGGTACAACGTGCTATCGGAGAAACAGGGGCACCCTTCCCTGGATTCCCCACAGGGGGGCAGATATATCGTCCTCCACCCACAGAGCTTGGATTTGCTGAACGGCCGGAGCTTGCAGAAGCTATAGCCGGCTTCTCAGGTGGTGACACCGGCTTTCAGGGCAGTATTATTAAGGCCCTGCCGGGACTATACGAGGAGTTTCCTGAGTACGCAGAGGAACAGAGAAGACAGCAGAGACGTGATCTGGAGGAGCGTTTAATGGGACTGGGCACTAGGGGAATTATGGAAAAGCCCGAGGTTGAAGAAGGCAAGCCAGAACCCGAGCCTCCCCCCGGTGTCGAGGTAGACAAGCTGGGCAGATGGAGAACTCCTGCCGCAATGGGTATCGGAGGCATCAGGGGCTTCGCGAGGCAGAAAACTGCTGCCCTGCCTACCAAGTTTGACTTTCTTCCATTTTTGGAGTCCAGAATACCCGGCATACGCCGCGAGTATGAGACGAGCCCGGGATACCTTGCCGAACAGCAGGAAGAGCAACAACAACAGTTGGCAGATCAACTGGAAATTGAACGCCAAGCAGAGTTGGAAAAAGAGTTGGAAAAAGAACAAGTGCAGCAGCGGTCACTACGCAGGGGCCGGACTCGTATACGGTGAGGTAGCAGATGGTTAGACCCATAGAAGACATTAAACGAATACTGCCTCGGAGTACTGAACTAAGCGCAATCGGCAAACCCCCTGATATTGAGTATCTGGCAGCCGGCGATCCGGCACCAATATCCGATGAGGACCTATACCGAGGCCCTCCCGTACCTCCCACCTATGTTGAAAACATAATAAAAGGGGTAAGTAGTGGTGCCGGGAAACTGGGAGGCGCAGTACAGCGGGCTTATGGATATGACCCGGGTATACCGCGGGGATTGATGGGGTTGCCGGCAGAGGCACTTCAGCGCATATTTGGAATAAGAACGATACAGCAGGAGCAGGCACCGCCTGAACAGAGGAGAATAGAAGCAAGGGCGGGATATGAAGAGGAAGGTGCTGTGAGACACGCTGCGGCGGCAGCAGCACCCTACGAAACTAGCGTTATACCCGAATCTGCAAGAGGCTATATTCAGAGGGCTGACGAACATATAACAGGAAAAACGAAAGCTTTTCTTGGGAATGCGCCTGTAGCCCTTGGGGCCGAGGTGCTTACTGCTATTGGGGCACCGTATATTTCTAAAGAAATCTATACGAGCGAACATTTCCAGCAACTCTCTGAGGAGACTCGCGACGATCTTAAAGAGCTTTTCAGACTATCATTCAAAGAGTATGGTGGCCGCACCTTTTGGAGTGCCGGTTCAGCGGAGGAAAAGAAGAAATTATGGGGTCAGATTCTTGACCGTCATCGCGATAGGCCCGAGCTTGAGCAACTCGCAGTGGAGTTGCCTCTCGAATTTTTGCCGATAGGGTGGCTTAACTGGACAGGTAAATCAAAAACACTTGCAAGGGTCGCATCATTGGCGTTGGAGGAAGGCCGCAAGGTTGTGAGTAAAGCTTGGCTATTAAGAGATATCTTTAAAGAGGCTGCCGATCTTGGGCCGGAGAGCGCAAGGGTTGTATCTGCCGGCCGGAAATCGGCATCTGAGCGGTTGAAGGCACTTCTTGAATCTCACGGAAAAAGAATTGACGCTTTACCTCAAAACGAACAGAACGCAGCTTGGGCCGCGGCGCAACCAGAAATTGACGCGGCGGCCGCGGCCATAAAAAGTGGTAAGCTAAAGCCTAGCTTTGAGGAGTTGAGAAGCCGGGTTACAGATCAGCAGTTAAATATGTGGAAAGGAGAGATCGACGATATAGCTAGAAGATATCCCAAGCATTTCGGCGGATATGAACCCGGAGAAGCAAAAAAGGCCCTTGATAACATAATAAGAGACGGCATGGTGCCAGCCGAATATCAAACAGAATTACTGGAGAAATTCTTTGGCACGGGGCTCAAGCAATTAAATAAACAAGAACGCCTTGTGGCTAATATGATGAATGTTGGACGAGAGCTATGGGATTTGCCAAGAGCGGTATTGGGTTCTACAGACTTTTCTGCACTTCTCAGACAGGCATGGTTACTCCCCAGAAGGAAGGAGTTTTACGGCGCGGCTCTCAAGAGCATACGTGCATTTGCCGATGAAGATTACGCTGCAAGGAAAGCCAGCGATATGCTCAAAGACCCAGCTCTTCCCCGTATGAGAAAGCGCGGCCTTTTTTTTGGTGAGATTGGGACCGAAAAGGGATTGCAGCAGAGTGAAGAAATCTGGCGAAGCAATTTCGCTCAAAAGATACCATTTGTTAAGTGGTCTGCTCGTTCCCACACCACGTTTTTGAATGATCTTCGCCTGACCATGGCGAAGAACTTCGAGAATCAAATGATGAGGAATGCCGGTGCCCGCAATATGGACGAGTTTGATGAATGGGTACGCCGGGCAACGGAAGGCAGAAGCCAGGAGGGTTATTTACAACTTGCCGACAAAGATGTTGTCCAGACCGGCCTGTTTTCAAAGATAGCCAAAGGGGTACGCGGTCACTTCTCTGAAGATACAAACCTCTTTTCATATTTGGCTAACCATGAAGAACGGATGGAGGCTTTTGTCAAGTATGTAAACTATGCTACCGGCAGAGGGTCTTTAAAAGGATGGGGTGAAGGACTATTAAATACTCTCACGTTTGTATTCTGGGCTCCCCGTCTCTTATTATCGAAAATTCAAGCCCCGGCGATGTTATTGTCCAAGCACTCTGCGGTTCGCAAGGAAGTTTTCAGAGACCTTGTAGGGTCTGTCTCGTTATCACTGGGTGCCTTGCAGTTGCTCAATTTTCGACATGACGCACAGGTAAGCCTCGACCCGGAGTCTGCGGATTTCGGCAAGGGGCGGGTCGGGAACATCAGGGTTGATTTCTGGGGCGGCGAGCAACAGATAGCAAGGGTTATTGCGAGAACGATTAGCAGTGACGCTCCGAGTGTCACCGCATTCACATCGGAAGAGATAGATATATTACAGCGTTTCTTACAAGGTAAATTGCATCCATCCGCAGGAACTGTTGTTGATATTTGGTGGCCTATACTAACTGAAGAACTGGGGCAGACCTTTGTTGGGGAACATATACCAAAAACTGCCGAAGGTGTTCTCGCCTATGTAGGCAAGCATTTTATACCAATATGGCCACAGGAACTGAAAGAGATAGCCGGGGAAGCAAAAACTACTGAAGAGGCCATTACCTTTTCAGTAGCTGGTGTATTCGGCATTGGCACCGCCGCATATGCTCCCGGCATCCGTGATGTGGAACGGGCACGGGTTAACACCATGCTCATTCCAGAAACTTTTTATGAGTTAATGGAAGGCAAGAGGCTTGGGAAGCCAGCCATCGAGATAGAGGATTGGCTTAGAGACCTTATCAATAATCCAGAGGAGCTGCAAAAGACGTTTCAAGATAAATTCGGTAACCCAGACACCAGCCTGTTGCCGAGCAATGTCGTCGCCCGGCTCGACCTTGGTGGCAGTGCTCGGGGAGCGATAGCTAAATATAATGAAGAAAGGTTGGCACAGGGTTCGGAATGGCAGAAACATGAAGATCGGCAAGATAGAATCGATGATAATACCAACGATAGAATAAGTAACAGCTTTGAGGTCAATTGGTATAGCAAAACTCTCCGTAACCATATCAGTTCGGCATTACAAGACAGGGCGGCCCGCAGGGGACAGGAGCGCATCAGGGCGCAGGAAGACGGCATACTCGACTTCGGTGATGCAGAAACTATCGGGGATCGTCAATCTGTATTTAATGCTGCCATTCAGGAATATTATGATCGGATGTATCCGCCGAGTACACAGGCAGAGAAGGAAGCGGCAGGACAAACGGGAGCACAGCCATATGCTTCCATGCTCGACTCTGCCATGAATTATGACTTTGAGAAGCATGATCGGATTCTGGCAGATATTGAGGAGGAATACGGCAAACAGGTGTCGTACGAGATAGTTCCTGAGATACTGAATTATATTCATCGCAATGATCACCCCGTACTCATGGAATTACGTGAGGACCGGGAGTTTCTGAGGGAATACTTTGAATACTACGACGTCTTTGCAGATGTAAATGCCGAAGTAGTGCCGTGGTTGCCCGAGGTATGGAGAGAATACAAGAAAATCGGTGATGATAGGGCTTTTAAAGAGAATTATATAAATAAAACATTGGCCGATAGAGCCAAACGAGAGGGTGGCAATCCTATAAATTATCTAGCCGACTGGGAGCTTTTCCGCAGTAGTTCTGAGATAGGCCGAATAAATAAATTCAGAATGCCCTTTGAAGACGATACGGCCGAGGAGATTGCCCATAAGAAAGAGATAACAAGGGTACTGTTGAAATGGGGCTACATAACACACGACCAGGTTCCGAACGAGTTTAAAGACTTGAAACTGGAATACAGAAAAATACATACTAAACGAATGGATACCGCCCCGCAGAGAAGACTCCAGTCAGTGCCGGATGTACCGGGGGTAGAGGCTTACTTTGGAGACCCAGCGTTAGAGCGCTCTGCAAGAGGTGCTCCCTGATGTGTGACGAACGAAATAACTCGATATACTCTGAATGCCGCGACGCGATTTTCAAGGAACGCCACACTCGCCGGATGACCAACCGCGAGATGCGGAAGATTATTGCCGAGAAGGGCGGATGTGTGCAGCCGGATAGACAACGCCCTGATGTCCATGCTAGAGTAGTCAGCAATTGAATAGTTCAGCCAAGGTGTTTGAGGCCCAGGGCTCTGTCCGTGGGCCTTTTATTTTACTCTGAACGACCCCTTGAGGGCGATTCAGCAGGAGGTACAGAATGGTTACAGAAGGACAGGTCACCGAGGGTGCGGAAGTCCCGTCAGAGGACATTCCGGCGCCGGAGGCGGCAGTAGAGCAAGCCCCGGTCGATTTACAGACCCAGCTTGAGTCGCTGGCAGCGGAGAACGCGAAACTCAAGAACGATGTCAAGTCGAGGGACGGTGTATCAAGGAGCAGGGCAGAACAGGACGCACGGATGGATCATCTCGGTGACGAGATGTCGGCTTTCCGAAAATCCAACGATGCGCTTATAAACGCCCTGGTCAATAACGATACCGCTAACCTCGCCGGCACGCTCAATGAGATCAACGCAGAGTCCGCGCAGACACGGGCTTCGGGACTGTTCGACAAGGCTTACCAGAGCCAGGTAGCCAGTGCGGATGATGCTCTCCGGGACGAGGGTGGTGAGCCACTCATGGACTGGAAGGCGACTGAGCTTGACGGCGCAGTACAACTCATAAACGAGGGGTACGAGCAAAAAGATTTGACGAAGGTCACAGCCGCAGTACAAGAGGTACATAAGATCGCAAGGTCTAAAGAGAGAGAAAAGAATAAGACTGCCGTGGCCAACGCCAGAAAAGAAGCACAGGAGGCCCGCACAAAGGCCCTCGAAGATGCAGGGGTGAATGATATAGCAAGCCCTGCTACTTCAGGGGCGGGCACCGGGACGGTTAATTTCGGAGATAGAAATCTAAACGAACTTAAAACGCGGGATGCGCTTCAGGCTCGCCGGCAGGCCCTACTGGGCAAGGTCGGCCAGCAGTAGGCTCTCTCGTAATAAATGAGGTGATGTAATGGCAGTTGTACCGATGACAGGCACTACAATGGCAAGTTGGCTCCCTGAACAGTGGAGCGAGCTTGCAACGATCACATATCAATCAAACACCGTTCTGTGGAACCTGATCGACAGGCGCTGGGAGCCGGAGATAGGTGTCGGCCGTGGTGACACGGTTAACATCCCGACATTCGCGCAGAACACTGGGGCGACCAAGAGAAGCACATTCGGTACGGGGGCAGCGATCAGTTTCGATGCCGTCACGGAATCACAGATACAGCTCGTAGTTGACACGATGGCCTATAAAGCCTACAAGATGCCTGCTGAGATGGCTGTACAGACCATGCCGAAGTATGTAGACCTTTTGACAAATGGTATCGGACAGGCTGTGGCCCTTCAGGCAGACAACGATGTAGCATCCGACAACAGCAATGGACTCGATGCGTTTACCCCAATCGGGACTGACAACGTAGACATTACCGAGGACACCCTGTTCACCGCCGAGACGAACCTTGACGACAACAATGCCCCGGCTGAGAACAGGCATCTCGTAGTGAGTCCTGCGAGCAAGGCTTCCTTGATGAAGATAGAAGCTTTCCGAAACTCCCTCTACGGAGGGGCTGTAGGAAACCTTCCGGGTGACAGGCCCTACGGTCTTATCGGAAGTGTTTACAGCTACGATGTCTGGGTATCCAACAACCTTGAAGGCGGCACCTCGGGCAAGAAGAACGCCCTGTTCCACATGGAGGCCATTGCAGGTGCCATGCAGAAAAATATCACGATGGTGTCAGACGTCAATATCGAGGACGGCATCTTCAACCAGGTAGCCGGTTACGCGGTATACGGTATCAAGTTGGTCAAGACTATATTCGGACGAGAAGTAGCCGGTAAATAATCGCTTGCCTTTGGGTGCCGGTTGTTATTACCGGCACCCGTGGTAGGTTGGTATAAACAATGATTGATTCCAGTGCGCCGCCGGCTGAACCGCCTGTTGATAAGAGCCTTGAGCAAAACGGGCTCTGGGAACACGTTGTCTTCACGGTTCCTGACGATATACCTGAAGAACGTGTTGAAGAAGAGCGGTTTGACAGCTATATGCAGAAGGCCGGGGAATACTGGGAATCTAAGGACTTTACGGTACTTAGAGTAGAAAGACCCCGGGTATATAACGCGGACGGTCCTGTAGAGCCCGGACGGCGTAAGTACGTCATCTGGGGCTGGGTACGGCGCAGGCCGGTAGTTCATACACTTGATGTGCCAGACGATGCCGTAGGCAGATTACGGTCAATGGGCATGGTACTGGCTGACTAAACTGAGAACGGAGAACAAGAAAAATGGCAACAGTTGATTTGACTCCCTATCCGACTGACGGTCTTCTGGACAGGCTCGGCATCGGTAAGCGTGAAGTCGCATTCCATTCAGTGTCTTCTTTTGACATAGATATGTTCGAGGATAAGTTCTGGGGTGATGCGATTTTGGGCCAGTACCCTGCGGCCAAGACAAACGGCACGTCAGCGGCAGTTACCTTCACCGAGCACAACCAGAATGCATATCTTGACTTGGTAAGTGGTACGGCTGATAACGGCTATGCCGGGCAGGGCATGGGACTTCAGTTCACCGGCGACCGTGGCGTGCTGGCTGAGTTCATTATGCGTACTCCCGCCGCTGTCACCACGCTCAAGTTTGAGTGTGGGCTGTCAGATGCAGACGACGATGCAGGAGCGGTTAACCAGAAAGCTGCCACCACAACGGCCACGGCGGCTGATTTCGGGGTATTTGTGGTTGACACAGATGATGATGCTAATATCGCTTTTGTCTCTGCCAACGGCGGCACAGTAAGCACGACACAGGACATAATGGCAGTAGCTGCAAACACCACCTATCGATTCGCAGTACGGGTTACCAACAATGACGTCGTCGGATATATTAACGGCACGGTTGTTGCGACCCACGGCAGCGGAATCGAAGGCGGCAGCAAGCTCACTCCCTGGACGTTTTGTCAGGCGAGAGCCGGGTCTGCGTCGCGAACGATGCAGCTCCACAAGTGGCGGGTACAACAACCAGCATATTAGCCGGCACCCGTTGCTTCACAATCTAAACAAGCCGGCTTCTAAGAGAACGAACGAGAAAGAAGGAGTTAGGTTATGCCTGCCTCGTACCCCGTTGGGGCTACCAATGTTGAGGGAGAAACGCTCTCCCTGTCCACTACCCTCGCCTCGCTAGGGATTCCTCCGAATGTCTATCAGGCCCAGTTCTACGGGCCGTCTTCGGACTTTCGTATGAACCTGAACCCCGCGATTAAAGACGTCTATTTCTATGACGCCTCTGCGGATGCGGGATCGAGGTACAAGATCCAGACATCTAATCTGCTCGACCGCAGCACGTCAACAGGCACCGGGACTGCTATGGACTCGGCTACGACCTCGGACTATCTCTATATATGCCTTGAGGAGCCTGTAGCCGGTATCAGGGTGGTCATCGGCGCTGCGAACGGTAACACCTCTGCACTCGCTGCGGAATACCGTCAGAACGACGACAGTTGGACCAGCCTGTCCCCTACCGACGGCACGTCATCCAGCAGCAAGAATTTTGCTGTTACAGGCAGTATTACATGGTCGGCCGTTACCGACTGGAAGCGGGGAAGCCTTGGTGGGCCGAACAATCCGTTTGACACCAGCAATGCAGACGCACCCTCGACAGTCGGAATGTGGCTGCGCCTCTCATGGAACGGCGCAATGGACTCTGATACCGAGATCGATGACCTTTGGGCACTGAACAATGATACCGCCCGGGGGTACTTCAGGGCAGGGCAGGAGTACGGTGTCAGTTTCGACCGGCGGGTACTCGGCTCTATCGAGTGCATACTGGCCAGCGGCACTGATACCTTACAGATCAACTGGGTGAGGACATAAGCATGGTCACAACAGGGCAATACGCCATAAGTTCACAGGCGGTTTCTCCCTGGTACAACACTGGGAGCCAGTACCGTACCCGTGAGGCACAGGATGTCCGCGTCGAAAACGGCGCAGGGCTGATAGTAGGTCATACCGCACAGGTTGCACCTGAAGGGGCCGTGCCAGAGGTGCAAATAATAGGCACTGCACAGGGTGACACTGCCGTCGGAATGGTCAGGTATTCTAACGATGCTGGCGGCAACCAGTTTTTTATGGGTAAGAGCAGGGGCGCATCCATAGGAACAAATACGGCTCCAGCAAACAATGATCTAATCGGTGGAATTTACTGGTGTATTGCAGATGCCACGGATAACGATCTGGGGCCACAGGCGGCGTATTTCCGTGCCGCCGTAGACGGTACGCCGGGAAATAATGACAGTCCGGGAAGGCTGGAATTCGCAACGACTGCTGACGGCTCAGGGGGAGCTACAGAGCGTATGCGGATCAACTCTTCCGGCGATGTGATCATAGGCCATACGACATCATTGAACATCGGTGCAGGCGCGACAACTGCACTACAGGTGCTCGGTACGGCGTTTGCTGATTCTGGTATCAGTATCGGTAGGTTCGACTCTGAGAGCTCTGGGCCATCCCTGCGATTTGTTAAGTCTAAACACGGCAGCATTGTAGGCAGTAGCGGCACTATTCTTATCAATAACGATATTCTCGGAGACATTATATTCGCAGGAGATGATGGGGTTGATCTGCGTACCGTTGGAGCTAAGATACAGGCAGCAGTTGACGGGACTCCCTCTGCCGCAGATGGTGGTCAAATGCCTAGTAGGCTTGGGTTTTGGACCAGTGTTGGGACTGGGGGAGCGGCTGCAACAGAGCGGGTGAGGATAGCGGCTGACGGCGGGGTATTTGCCTATAATCTCTTAGCGGCCTCGGCCTCAACCGACGTCAATATCAACGGTAGCGATGAACTGCATTCAGTCACGTCCAGCGAGTACTATAAATATGACAAGCGAACGCTGGAAGTCGATAGCAGCTTGATCTATCAGCTACAGCCCCGATCCTATCGGTTCGGCGCAAAAAAGGCCGATGCCCCTGCGGACTGGCCTATGGCAGACGGCGAAGCCGATGACTGGGGCCTGACTGCCGAAGAGGTCTACGAGGTTCTGCCCTCGCTTGTGAACCTGAAGGACGGTAAGCCGTACTCGGTCAAATATTCAATGCTATCGGTGTTACTGCTCAATGAAATCAAGAAATTACGGGAGGCCGCATAATGACTGGTGACGTTACAGTATCCTTAGCAATTGAAGGTGGTGTTACGAAAACCGTAACCCTGACATCTGCTACCCGTGTGAAGGCTAAGTTAGTCAGTGAGCACTCTAATGATGCAACTTGGGCCGCAGCCACGGTCAACGCCCTGGCATCACTGGTTGCTACCGATGCTAACCAGCAGCTCCGTGACGAGGCATCATGGACTCCTGTATCGTTCACGGCGGCAACATAATGGCAGCAACTGATCCCGTCATCCCGTCTCCTACGATTGATGACGTTAACGCCATGCTCGCGACCAATGAGTTAGCCCGTCTACAGGTCGAGAACATCGCCCTGAAGCGAATGCTGGCAGAAGCACTGGCCGGGCAAACCCAGACCAACGGCAAGATCAAGGACGTGCTGCCATCGGTACAACAACCCGCAAAGAGCTAAGACAACAGCTTTCCAAGGCTATCGGTGATTTTCAGGAACTGTCCGCATCGTCCAACGGTGCGAGTGACGGGACGACTATCATTGATACAGAACTTGCCAACCTGACCGAGGATAATGACGGTATCCAGGGTTGGGCTATGTGTACCAGTGGTGATAACAACGGCGAGATTCGCCGTATCAAGGGTTCCAGCGGGTACACGGCCTCCTCGACTACGATCACGGTTAATTTCGCGTTCTCGAACAGGGTTGATTCCGCAGACGCATTCGAGCTTCACCGTGTAGACCCGTCTCTCAAGCACCAGGCTATAGATGCAGCTATCGAGGAACTCGCTTACGTGCTGTATCTGCCTATACGAAGCCAATCTATATTTATAGACGACCTGTTAAGCAACTCGGATTTTGAAACATTTTCTTCAGGCGCCTTTACGGGCTGGACCACGGTGGGATCGCCCACACTCACGGCTGAAGGCCCCAGTGCCGGTGGCGGCGGGCCGAACTTTCAGGGCTCGCAATCTGCCAAGATAGCCTCCGGCGGTGGTGCGGCAGGACAGCTTACACAGACCCCGACAATCAACTGTGCAGAAGCCATAGGTAAGACCGTAAGTTTCAAGCGGTGGGTCTATGCGGCAGCCGCAAGCTCTGCCCGTGTGCGGATCGACTTCGGCGGCAGCGTGTTCGAGAACTCGGAATACCATACCGGCGTGAGCGAATGGCAGCTCCTTGAGGCCAAGACAGCCATACCATCGTCAGCGACACAGGTTAAGGTCATCTGCGAGGCCCCTGCCGGCAAGACAGGCTTCTTCGACGGCCCCGGCGGGCTCGTGATAGACCCTATCCACAAGTACGATGTTCCGACCACGATCACTCATGGCCCCCATTACGTTACCATGCAGTATGACGAGGACAAGCCCAACGGGCCTTATATACCCATAAACGGCCGGCCTACATCTGGCCGTATACTGATGGTCGAGGGCATGGGACTTTTGAACACACCGACATCCGACACCGGCACCACGCAGGTGACCGAGCCCCGGATAAGGCTGATCGTGGCCAAGGCCCTCGAAATCCTGACGAGCATGACATCACTGGTGAGTATCGAGGATGGCGATATACGTGGCAACCCGGCATTCTGGGCTCGCAGGGCAGATAATCTCATAAACCAGCCGGGTATACGCATGGCCCCTATGGCAGCGCAGATGCCCCAAGGCTGGCATTTGGAGGAGGACTCAGACGGCCGGTATATCATCCTTGATTACGCAAGGTCCCCGGCCCTGACGTTCTGATATATGTCCTACAGTGTCAGGATCAACTCGAAGGATTATGCAGTAATACCCCGAAACATCGACGGGCGGGTGGTTCCTGTTCAGGAACTCCCTGTCGAGCCGAATGCCCCACAATTGATCACAGAGGGCATTCACAGGCCCGAACGTGTCCAGCCGGGCCTTACCATACTGTTTAATGAATTACGTGCGGGGTTTACCCATGACCACGTACCGCCTGCACAGTCGGAAGAACCCACTGCATACCAGGGGTTTTATGACTCTCGAATAGACACTCGCTGGACGAGTGGCTGGTATCTGCCGATTCTTGCAGAGGACACGACCGAGGCTACCGCTGGCGAGGTACTGAGGGCGTCAGCCCACTTCTCCGGCAGCGGCGTGACTCATTTATATTCGGTCTGGGACAAGGACGACGGCGCAGGGAACAAGGGAGTCATCTCTGCCCAGTATGACGGCTCGGGTGACACATGGGTACAGAACGTGCAGAATGTCTACGCCTCGGGCGGAGAGACAGTAGCACTCGACCTTGAGACCCATAAGACGCAGCTCGTCTGCCTGTTCTGGAACGGCAATGACTACATGACGCGGCGAACGCCGGACGGCACCACATGGAATGCGCCGTCCACCGAGATCACCGCCAATCTCTCTACCACCATATCCGCCAACCTTGATTATTCTGTGGGCAGGCTGGCTACTGTAGGCAACGAGATAGTTGCCGCCATACACGACTATGCCGCTGACGCTATCACGTTTTTCAGCAGTTCAGACGAGGCTGCCAACTGGGCTGATGAGTCTATAAACATCCCTGACGTGGGCGTACACGGCGTTGCTGTTTATCCCGGTATCGATGATGCCGACAAGCTATATGTCCTTGGCAGCGATGCACTGTGGGAGGTGGACACCTCTCCCAGTACGTGGACGTTCCAGAAGGTACTTACTACGTTTGCGGCAGGCACAACTAATTTCGTTAACAGGCTCGCCGTACACAAGGGTAAACTGTGGATCGCTCCCCATGTCGGAAACTCAGAACCGCAGTCTATATATACGATGGATACGTCAGGCGGCGTCCGCACTATCGAGACCAATCTCGGTCTTGATCAGAATGACGGCGTACCGGCCGACCTACTGGGGGCAGCCAAGACGCTGGTCTCATCTGGCCAGATGCTTTATATGTCTCTCGGCGGCCACGCCTCCAGCCGGAACGCCCGGATACTGTGCCACAACGGCACGGGCTGGCACCATATGTACCGGCACGGCACGGCCAATGTGGCAGTTGAGTGGATCGATGTATCGTCAAGAGACGACTATGTCGAACGCCTCCATTTCGCTGTCAGGGCATCCAGCAGCAGCGTCGCGGCGCGGTTCCTCGCATACCCGAATACCAACCCCCTGTCAGGTGTGTCTATCAAGCGTGAGGCGGCAGGGCTGATCGACCTTCCTTATGTAGACGGCGGTATGCCCACTCACCCCAGCCACTGGCTGGACGTGAGGATGTCTGCGGCTGATCTCAGTTCGTCCACAAGCGGAGAGTACGTGGCAGGAACCTACGGCGAGGATGACGCAGCACGTTCAACAAGCACAGTCGGGAATTTTGTCAGCGGCACCAAGAGGTTCCAACTGGCCAGCGGTGCAGGCGCAACCGGGAACAACATAGGATTGAGATTCACCCTGAACCGTGACGGCGGTGACAACACGCAAACGCCGAGGGTACAGAGTATCGAGCTTGTGTATCTCAAGAACCCTGCCATGCCTGAACGGTTCGCGTTCGATATTGATATCGCGGCTACCGCCAAGCTGAGACATACAACTCCTGAAGTAGTGATATCCGACCTGAAGACGGCGAGAGACCTGGCCACGCTGCCGGCGTTTCTATGGGGACCGCTGACTACGGCCAGCTATGTCAAGATCAAGTCGTTACAGTGGTATCCCACGCTGCGTGCCGGTTCCGCACAGGGCCATACGGCCTCGGACAGGCTGGCACAGAGAGCCGGGTTTGTCAGCGTCGTGTGTGAAGAACTCGTCGCGTGAATGAAAAGGAGCGCTTCGAGACGTTGAAGCAGAATATGAGTATGTCTCTTATGGAGTTAAGAGCCCAGCAGCGTCGCATCAACCTGATACTGATGATGCAAGGCGTTGGATTTTTTCTTTTAATTTTATTGATCATAGTGACTGTTTTATCGAGGCTGATATGAGAATCGACCTGGCTATACTGGGGTGGCTAATTGCGGCGTGGCACTGGATCGCGGCGATTCCCCACAACATATGGCGGGGGTTCTGTGCTGTGGGACGGGGGTTCTGTGCTGTAGTCTGTTCGGTAGGGCGTTTCTTCCGGGCTATCTGGAGGGGCATTGTAGCGACGCCTGGGGCCATATGGCGCAGCCCTCTCAAGGCATATAGGAAGTCCGTAGTCTACAGGAACTGGCTCCTTGAGAAAGTCGAGTATCTACAGTCAGAATCCACTAAGTGGAAGCGGGTGTTCCAAGTGGCACGAAGCCCATACAGCTTGCTTCGGGCCTGTGGCCTGAATCCTCAAGCGGCGGCGGCCCTACTGGTGGCGGGCAGTACGGCAGGGACAGGGGTAATTGTGAATGAAACGGTACTTCAGGATAGGTCATTCAGAGCTGGAGATGCCGGTGTGTATGCAGCGCCTGTAGATACTCCCTCGGCTGCTCTTGAAGAAATGCTTGCATTCCGCAAAGAAAACAAAAATGATAACACGTTGAGAATTGTGCTGGGCGTTGTGCCAGTACGAGAAATAAAAATTGAAAATGTCAGTGTTGGCTCAGTGTATACAGGCGGGGCAATACCATCGTCTGCCCATACCTCCGCTAGTGGTACTGCGGCTACCTCCACGGCTGTGCTGATTGGCGGTACTGTGATCGGTGGCGGCACTTCTACGTATTTAGAGATAGGGGAAATGCTCCTTGAAAAGTCTCGTTGTTCATATCTGTATTTCGATAACACCACGGCACATACGATAAACATCATCGGAAATGCCTCAGACGGTCAGTCGATCAATCAAACTCCAGGCACTTCTCGGATGAGAGCGATAGGTGGCGGGCATCATCAGGCAGAGGCAATGGTCACGTCTGGAGGTTCGTATGACCGCATACATATAGATGCCCCTACAACAGCGGTGAACGGCAAAATAGGCAACCTGATTCTATCCAACATATATTCCGAAGGCGGTGCCTGTGTCTTCGATAGGATGAAAATCGGAACATTAACGATTGAGCTGAACGAGATAGGGATTTCCGATGGTTTCGCAACTAAGGAGTTCAAAATTCACCAGAGCGTAACCGCGGCTAACTGGAATGTGACTGACAACGTGGAAGTGACGATAGGGACGCCCACTGAGACATTAACCAACGATTAGGACGTGGAAGTTTCAATGGCTGTACCGGCAGTATAGTAAGAGGCTTGGAAGAGATATTCCTCCATAGTGGTATAATGTCTAGGCTGAACGGAGGATATGTATGAACTGGGGAAAATTTCGCCCACAAATTGCCCTTGCTGTAATTTGCGCGACTATATTTAGCTGCGCGGCACTCTATGTAGGAATGGAGATGAGTGCGACTGAAATCGTGACAGCCGTTATTGGGGGGATATTCGGCTTCCTCGGCGGAGTCTCCCTTAAAGTTCTGGAAAACGAATAATGGTTAGTACCAAGAGCGGCCGCAGGGGCGGCTCGCCTGAAAAACATGACCGAAACGCAGCTATCATAGAGGCTCGCAGGCAGCAGAAAACACTCCGAGAGATTGCGGCAGAACAGGATGTTTCTTTTCAGCGCGTCCGCCAGATTCTCGCCCGCCATGTCTACCGTCATCCCGCCGAGGCCGAGACAATGCTCGGCGACGTGCGGGACTACTACCACAATGACAACGCAGTGGATAACAGCAACTAATCCCCCTAGATAGGGGTTGACATAGCTACTGAATCGATATAGGATGGCTCGTGGCTGTCGGGCTGGCGCAGCTATCCAGCCAGTAGTTCGCGCTAACACACACTCCTACAAACGGGCTCTCCCAAAGCTCTTTGCCCGGCAGCCACACTAAACATGGAGGCTGCGATGGCAACTGAACTCCCAACTACCTATGACGAGCTCGAGCCCCTTGTAAAAAATCGTTCCTGCACAGTCTGCGAAGCCCAGGTTCAGATCATTTGGCTCGGCGGTGTGACCGGGGAGAAAAAGTACGGCCTCCGCTGCGAGTGTTATCCCGAGCCACCGTCACTAGGCACTGTAGACAATTATAAAAAAACTATTGCGCGAAGGAGAGGAAAAATGCAAAGCCACGAGCTAGTCAAACAGGATCCTGAGATACAGATGGCCAACCAGGTTGAGGAGGTTATGTCGCTTGCAGAGGTAAAAAGGCGTAGAAATCTAGTTACAGCAGCAGTACAGGAGATGGAAAAAAATATCGACTACGGCGATCCGGCTGGTAAAGGCCAACTAGCCCTGTACGAGGCCGGCGCAGAGAATCTGAGGGCGATGTTTAATATCTCATGGCGGCCGGTTGCCATCGAGGAGTTCGAGGACTGGGACAACTTCGAGTTTAGGTACAAATACCGCGCCGAGGCTCTCGATGCCAACGGCAATTCCTATGCCGCATGGGTCGCAATGGCATGGTCAAAAGAAAAAAAGTTTAACGGCATGGACCGGGCCGACCTCCCGAACAATGTCCAAGACAGGGCAATCAAACGGGCATTCGTTAATTTAATAAAAAATGTTACCGGCTCCAGTGCCATCTTTAAACGGGCACAGGTAGATCACGCCGACGTTGACCCGCAGCCAGTGGCTACCGCAACAGTTGAAGCAGAGGTGAAAGACGGTAGTCACAGTTGGTTTGACATCTGCCCGATTCACAGTGAAGAATTTTTTAAAAAAGGGAAAATGCCCGTGTGGGCACATAAGTCTGGGTCTGCATGGTGCAATCAGCCATCGGCGATTGCCAGTGCAGCCAGGGATTCAATAGACGAGGCGTCTAAAGTTCTGGAGTGGACACCAGACCAGGTTAAAAAGTGGGTGTTGGACAACTACAAGAAAGAGTGGCCAAAGCTGACGTCGAATGATCACATAAGCGCGATGGAAGCTATTAACGCCCTTGTGTCACAGAAATTATCTGCCGACGGCGGGAAGGAAACTAACGCAGGGGGCAGCTAATGCAGTTAGCGAGTGTCCTACGCACCTTTTCGACCATCCTTTTAAACCACTCACGTCGCCATACAGAGCTTTCCGAGAGGGTCCAGCGTCTGGAGGGCGCACTGGACTCTCTCCGGGGCCTCTACGCCTATAACAGCCAGTTTAAAACTGAGGGCGAGGCCCTCTTTGCATACAATCTCATCGAGACTTTGATTAATCCCGACTGGACTCCTGTCACACGCCTCCCCGCTCGGTTCACACGTTATCGCCCACGCGCTGATCAGTATGTTGTCTCTCAAAAAGTGGCTGGACTAAAGGAGCAACTTCATGGCAATCATTAATCTTCCTCCGCCAACGCTCATTGACGGCGAGCGCGGCGACGGTAAAATCGTCACTACCCACAAGGAACTGGAAAGTCCAGACCGCATCGAGTTTGAGGCTTTGAACGTCAGGCCAAGCTCAACGGGTGTTCATTCGTATGTGGAAATGTTTTTATGCAGCGAAGCTTCGCATGAGTATCTATCATGTAAGAGTAACCGTGTGTCTCTCGGCTATGACACGTTCAACATCGAGCGCCATGCGGAACGCGGCCGCCTGTCGAACGCCGCTCATAAACTGCTCGGTGACGAACCGCCCAAAACAGCGGACGGTACAACGTACACGCAGATGTTACTTAAATATGATTTCGATAATTTCTGCCGACTTGTCTGGGATGTTTGGATCGGACAGTATCAGCCTACCGAACTCGCCGGTGATCCGCTGGGTGATCCTCCACAGTTTCTGATCCACCCTCTCGTCATCGAGCAGGGCGGTACGATCCTCGTAGGGCAACGCGGCTCGGGCAAGAGCTACATTGCTATGGCTATGTGTGTCGCAACAGATTCCAACACCAACCATTACTGGAAAGTCAGCCAAAAAAAATCTTTATTTGTTAATCTTGAGCGAAGTGCGTCGAGCATACAGCGCCGTATTGGTGCGGTTAACGGCGCACTCGGGCTGCCTCCTGATCGTCCCCTTCTTACCCTCAACGCACGGGGCAAGGGCCTCGCAGACGTGCGCTCCGGTATCCGGCAGGCTATCGAAAAGCTCGGTGTTGAATTTGTTGTGCTCGACTCTATCAGCCGCGCCGGCATGGGCAACCTTAACGATAACGAGGTCGGCAACAGCATCACCGATGCGCTGAATGGATTTGGCACCTCATGGCTTGCAATCGCTCACCCGCCGCGTAACAGCGATAACGTATTTGGATCAACCATGTTTGAAAATGCAGCCGACATCGTCGTGCGGCAGACGCTGGTGCAGCGGGACAACGAGCGCGGCATCCAACTGAGCATGGCCAAGGCCAACGATACTGAACTCGCGAGGCCGTCCTACTACGGCCTAACCTTTGACGAGTACGGTCTTCAGTCTATGCGCGTGGCGAAGGCCGAGGACTACCCAGAACTGAAGGCCACTGAACAGCGATCAGTTACCGAGCAGATCACAGATCATTTGTTACACGAGGCCGGGGAGGATACTGCTACTAACATCGCTGCAAAACTGGGTATAGCACGCTCGACCGTCACGACGGTTTTTTCTGATACCTCGAAATTTAACAAGATCAAGCGCGGAAAAGAAGTCTTTTACTCAGTTAAAACAACGTGACTGACGCCCTTATAAGAGATAAATCTCGTCACGTTATGATTTTGACTCTTATAATTAAGGTGATGCGACGGGACGTGACGTGCATTCGTCACATCAGGAACCGCAGTATACAGCCGTTCCGAGGATTATGTGTCAGGACGTGACGATAGTGTCGGCACATGACAGGTTTAAAAAATAACGTGACGAGGCCCTCGTCACATGAGGGGAACGGAATGACCACTGAAATTGGTGGAGAGATGACCGAGAAGGAACTTGAGCGGGCGGTAAGGGACCTGTGCCGCTTGACCCACTGGTTACGGTATCACACGTATCGCTCCCAGAGGTCTCCCGCAGGGTTCCCTGACGAAACCCTGGTACGAGACAACCGGCTTGTCTTTGCGGAGCTTAAATCTGCAAAGGGGGTGATCAAGCCTCCACAGGTCGAATGGCTGGACGCACTGGTAGTGGCGGGGCAGGAGGTCTACCTCTGGAGGCCGGCCCACCTCGATGAAATTGCCGCGATCCTATCATATGGCGGCGGGAATGGAGAATATGACAGTCAATGGAAACTATCGACGAGCTAACCGATGTCAGTCACAGCACGGTTCCTGCCCGGTGTCCCAGGTGTTCAGGCCGGGTAGACAGTTCCCGTGACGAGCCGGCCTGCTTTACATGTGGGTGGGCAGACTATGCATACGTCGCCGAGAATGCCGACAAGGCGCTGTTCAAGGGGCTGCTGGACTATGCTCGCTACGAGGGCGACAACGACGCCCTGCGGGGCAGATACTGCGTGATCCTGATGGGCCGGGGCGGTCTGGGTAGAAATGGCGGCGAACGAATCCGATGTCCCTACTGCGGTACGCCGGCGACGTTTCAGAGTCACGGCTACTGGAATTCATATAAGTGCGCCGAGAATCATATACTGAGAATTCAACGGCGCAAATTTGAGGCTGTGTGGCAATGAATAAAGGAGACCCAAATGTGGCTATATATACCGTCGTCAGCTTGTTCAGCGGAATCGGTGGACTCGACCTCGGAGTCCGAGATGTTCTCCCGACTAGAACGATCTGTTACGTTGAACGGGAAATCAAGGCCGCGAGAATCCTGGCAGAGAGAGCTTCAGAAGGACTACTTGACGAGGCTCCGATCTGGTCTGATGTTAAAACCTTCCCAACAGAACTCTTTGCTGGAAAGGTGGACCTCGTTATCGCCGGTTTCCCCTGCCAGCCCTTTTCGGTCGCCGGCAAACAATCCGGTGCCTCAGACGATAGAAATCTCTTCCCCGATACCATCAGGATCATACGCGAACTACGACCACGCTACGTCTTCCTGGAAAACGTCCCAGGCCTCGTTGCTCACGAGTACTTTGGTACCATTCTCGGAGAACTGGCCGAAAGCGGGTACGATGCGGAGTGGGACTGTTTCAAGGCCTCGGACATCGGCGCAAGTCACCGTCGAGAACGGCTCTTCATCCTGGCCCACGCCAACGGTGGCGGAAGCAGAGAAAATCTCCAACAGGCCGAACTTTGGACAACAGGGACTGAGCAATCACCCTGCGATTGTGGGGAAACCGAATCGGAAGAAGATGAGCAAGTCACGAGGGGGAGAGAAGGGAATATCAACAGACCCGAACTCCCTGAATTCCCCCCAGGACCGGGAGATCCAAGCTGGGAATGGATTGTCGAACACTACCCAGAGCTCGCCCCCGCAACCTGTAAGCACGGAACACCAGTGCGGAGTGGGATGTATGCGCCTGAATGTTCGGTTCGTAACGTGGATGATGCTTGGAAAATCGAGGATAGGGTGGCTGCGCTGATGATGTTGGGCAATGCCGTCGTGCCCGCACAGGCCGCTTATGCGCTCAGGGAATTAATGAAGAGGGTGCCCACATTAGCCGGGCACCAATTTGAGGCTGTGTGGCAATGACCAGAGATCGAATAAACAACTGGATAGACGAACATTATCCCGACGAGGAGATATTGCTGTTCGACAATCTCGACGACGCATTTATCGGTATCGGATACCAGCAGTACAAAGGCCCGGTAGCAATATACGATAGAGATACCTGTATCGAAATACTCACAGAAGAGTTCAAAGAGGGTTGCGAGCCCGGTGAAGATCCCCATGAAACAGCAGAAGAATTCTTCCAATTCAATACAGAGGGTGCCTGGGTGGGAGAAGGCACCCCCTTGATCATTCAGAGATTCAGTCCTCCGCCGCCGAGTCTATAGCCGCCGCCTCGGGATAAAATTCTCCATGCCAGATCGAGACCCGGTCCTCCCAGCGATCTCGCGCCGCCGTCTCTGTAGCGAAGACCTCGTAGTCCACAAATCCCTGCACCGTCTCTTCGATGATGCCGTACAGGCCGTCTGTGATGATCAGCGCGGCTGCGAACCCGCCATTCTGCATGAATTCGTACTCGTCCTCTGCGAGTCCCTTGCTCCAAACGTCGTTTAGTTTCTCGGATGTTGCATCGTGTTTAATTGTCATCGTTCTTGACCTCCCGCCCTACTCTGCCTGTTTCGATCCAGTTTTTTAGCATATCCGACCTAATGCGCCGCTTATCGGCGGTCAACTGGACATACTCCAGTGCGCCGGATCGCATCGCCCTGTACACGGTCGCAACGCTCAAGCCGGCGTACTCGGCTACCTCGGGAATCGTATAAAGTTTCATTCACCGTTCCTTCCAGATGGTCGTTTTTCGATTTCGTCTCGGACCCACCGAGTAAGTTCCAGAAGCGCCTCAGCAGGATCTTCGTCTGAATCTATTGATGCCCGTGCCTCGATCCTGGCGCTCTCGTAATTGCCAAGATTTATCGTACGGCTGTAGCCGATCTCGACGATTTTCACGACAGCACCGCCGGGTAGCGGCGGTCTAGCTCTGCGACTAGCCGATCAGATTCTGCGAGTACCTCCTCGGCAGTCGCATCGGCATAGTCCACGGTCACCTCATAAGTATGTACACCCTTCGTCGAGGTGCTCACGTTTATCCTGATTCGTTTCGCGGGTAGTGTCTGTTCCACTTAGTTCTCCTCCTCCTTAGATTTTCTCGACCATCGCGTACCTTCTCCGGCCCTCACGCCGTTGGTGTAGCATGTGCCGTCGATCTGAAGAATTGTTAAATTTCTTTTGCCGCTGGATGTAATCGACGGCACATGCCGCATCTCGCACGAGCAATTGTCGAGATGCATTTCCTCCTCGCCGGATGTTTCCTCGGCCTCGGCCCGGTGCGATACCAGCGCATAAATTATGTTGTCGATTTCCACCCGGCTCAACTCGGTCGGCTGGCCGTGATCCATCAGCAACTGTCGATCCTGAATGCCGTCTGCGCTGTCGAGGTATGCCACGAGCAGTTCGCCGATCTCATCGGCAGGGATAGGCATTATGTCGTGCAGTTTCGATGCCTCGTAGATTTCCCTGACGAGTTTCGCTAGCAGCCCCTCGGCGCGATACCGCTCTATCCGCACCTCTCGCGCTACCAGCCGTAGTCGATATTTTTTAGAGCAGTTTCGTAAATCACGCCACCTAGCGTGATCAGTGAACCGCCCTGCCCTCTGCTCCTGCTCCGCCCTGCTTAAATTTTCCATTCAGTTCTCCCGCTGCGGCTAAAATTTATTCTGCACCGGCAGCCATTCCGATACAAAGAGATGATATCACAGTGCGTCAGGTGGTGTCAAATCTTGTCACCGTATTGCAGACACACAGAAAGCCTCAATTGCAGGGTGATTGTACGTGTGCTATTATGCGTGACTATGTCAACCCATAAGAAGCTCACGCTGAAGCAAGCAAAATTCGCTCAGGAGTATGCAGTCAACGGCGGTAACGGCTATCGCGCATATGTTACGGCTTACGGCCGTGAGGCTACCGACGCTGATGGACGGCGGATACCGCGCTACGATACACGAGCGCACCTTCTGCTGAAGGATTCCAAAATTGCCGCCCGTATTTCGGAGCTTCAGGCAGAGCAGGAGCGGGCCGCCGCAGTGACCCGTACCTACGTAATTGCGAGGCTTCAGCAAAATGTCGATACCGCTATGGGAATCGAGGAGGCCCCCGACGGCCGCCGCTACTTCAAACCCGATGCCGCTACTCAGAGTCTGAAACTTCTAGGACAGCATACGCGGCTGTGGGACGATGATCCCGGCGGGACCCAGAACCACCTTCACGTTCATCTCGAAAATATGGACGCGGCCGACCTCGAGGTGCTTGTTCAGCGAGCCAAACAGCCAGAATTACCGGAGGGTGAAAATGTCAGTCCCTGACGCAGATAAAAAAGAACCATGTCTGTACTGTCGAGGCAAAGGGACGGCAAAATTCCCTGATCCCGGCTATCCCGGCGTGATGATTAATTCAGAGTGCAAATTTTGCCTGGACGGCATCTCGACTCGGAATATGAATCTGCATATTTCAGGTATGCTCAGTCGTGGTGATTCGTGGCCAGATATGGACGTCTTTGAACAGGAATCGCATTGGGATGCTCTCGGCATCCCGGTTCTAGCAGAGTCGGCTGAATATCTAACCATGCCCGATACACTGCCGGAGGCGGGTGAGCCGGGGCCGTTTGATATGCTCCCAGAGGCTCCAGATGCCCCAGAGAGCGACGATCTTGGCGAAGTGGCCCAGAACCACCAGAGCCCCGATGATCGGGGCTCTGAGATAGATTCTGAGGCGGCTAAACTTTTGGCGAGGGGCGTTGCCGAGGCACTGTAACAATTTTGCCACGCACCCGGATCTTGCCGGGCGTTATGTTCCCGCGTACTGTAATTATTCTCACGCTTGCACCTCTTCTGATGGAATATCTAGTACCGCCCCGTCGTATTCTGTAGCGCACTCCTCGCACATTTCATACCCACGGTAATCTGAGTTAATTGGATATCGTACGGCAGTCGCAGAAGTGTGTGGATCTGTCGCCTCGCAGGACTCACATTTTTTTAAATTTTCTTTTTTGCCTGGCGAGGGATTTTGAATCTCGTAGACACGATATTCAGCCGCCTGCCAATCCTCGCCCAGTGTTTTGAGTCCAGCTACTGCAACCCATGCGGCATCCTCAGTATCGAACTCGATAGATTCTCCAATTTCGTTAGTCCACTGGCCCTCAACTATCATTTGAATCTCGTATACCATGTCATCTCCTTAACTTGAACTGTAAAGTCTTAACTACCGGAATGTGTGTCGTTATCACCTCGCTTCCATCATTTGATTAGCAAGCAGCCATGCACTATTTCTCATATTTACGTAGTTGTCACCTAGGATATCTATGTCGCCTTTACCCACAACCGCTTGGATTGATTCCATCATTACCATGTCTGCATCGCAATAATCGTGCGAGTAACAGAATCGATTACTGGTTCTTGCGGAATTTGATATACGCATGGCATCAAATTCCGCACACGTTAATTCATCCCGCAACCCTGCAATAAATCTACGAGCTATCCTCGCCAGTGAGTTGCCACCTGTTATTTTTGTCATGCCATCTCCTTAACTGAACTCCAAGGATTAATCGCTGATAGATACTGGATCATCATCACTCTCGATGCCATCATTTGATTAGCTTTCCGAGGCCCAGTTGCGCCAGAGTCCCGCATCGAACTCCCGGAATTGCTTGCGGCGTTGGAGAAATTTATCTCGCTCATTGAAGAATCGTGCTTCCGCAATGCCTGTTTCACAATAGTCATAGTGTTCGTCCTCATGGCAACCGCAACACTCACGCTGAGGCAAATTGCAATTCACACATGGTGCGTCCCAATCGATCTCAACACACTTAGTACAGCTACATTCCGAACTGAGTTTACAACCAGCTAAGTTACTCATTTGCCATTGCTCCTTTACTTGAACTGTAATTTTTAGCTAACACGTTCGATTTCAAAATATTGATCAGTGAATATGTCTACACGCCATCGCACCACGTAGCCTACACGCGCATTCGATATTAACCCCTGGATTTTCTCTAAAAGAACTTGTTCAGAGGCACTCGTTTTTTCAGATCGTAGCCTCATAAATTTTAGTAACTCACAGCCTGTCATCACAGTGGTCGTGGCAATGTCCCAGGTGGACATATCGAGGGAGCCAGGTGGTTCCCACTTAGTACCTACGTATCCACGATTCTTGAGATCCTCGGCGTGATCACGTCTATCTTCTAGCAACATTAGGTTCCTGGTCCTAAATTTACTGGTATCTAGATCATTCATTTGTCATTGCTCCTCAACTGAACTGTAAGGATTTAGCTGCCCAGGACAGTACTCGACCTAGATCAAGTGTCGAGTACTGTCACGGTAGCCAAAACTATTTAACTTTTGTGATTGCGCCGTCCTTAACGGTAGCCTGTGCGTACCACTTGTGAGCTTCGGGATAGTGTGGCCCCTCTAAGAAAATCGTACCATTATCAGGTTCGTTTCCGGCGAATGGCCCAGGCTGGTAGTAGGTGACACGTTCTCCGGCTGCTACCGCAACCTTGAGTGATTTCTTGGTTTTATAATTAGTAACTGTGTACATAATTCAAACTCCTAACTGCTATGTGGTTGATCTAATGTTTGGCGTAGGATACGTTGATAACGTCAAGGTCCCAACAGTCCCTACAATCGCCACACTCATTACCTTGTTGGCGGCTCGGGCACGTTTCTGAGTGATCAGAAACAACAGTGGACGTTGGCAATCCATAGCCACTAGGCGGCGGCTCATCTATCATGTGACCAGATAACCGCACTACTAAATTGCTAGGGAATGCACCGTATAAATCCCTGTATAGTTTGACGATCTTGTATTCTCTTGTTGGCAACCAATGCTTGACACTAGGCGTAAGCTTTACTACTTCAACTATCCTTTGTAGATGTTCTAAGCTTTGCAGATCGCCGCTATCGTGCCACCGAAAGAAGGGAACACGTTTACAATAGTGGTTGATCTGGACGGACATAGCATTTACCCATAATGGATGCGTGATACTGTCCAGGCGTATATATTCCGCCGTCTGGACGTTCTCCATTATGTATCTGCCCTTGAGTGCATAGCATCCGAAACACACGCTATTCTCAACATTGCGTAATCGTCCACCAACACTGCATTCCTTAGCTGGTAGGCCATAGGTTTTGCCAGGCATTTTGGAAGCATTGCCCAGACTGTGTGCAATTTTGTGCGCTTCTGCTAATGTCATAAGTTTAGGCGTAGACGCTAAACACCAGTATTTTTGTGGTTTCTCTGTTAATGTCATGTTGTCATTTACTCCCTAGTGTATTAATAGCTGAGATCAGTATCTAAAGGTCTTAACTATGAATATGTATTAATTATTCTATCTAAGCTCTTGTAGACTCTTGTTCTATGGAGATTAAGCTCAGATTCATACACGCGGTATCCGGTATCTCTAGAGCTTAGGAAGTAGCGCTTTGTGTAGTGGTCGGCCGTCCATAGCATACGACCATACCGTGTATGCATATAGGCGCTACTCATACGCCAGTACTCCAATAGGTCAACCCGATCTATATATGTTTCGTTAGTGCCCATTTGATACACTCCTACCGTCAAGATTTAGTGTGATGTTGGTCATCACGTTCAACTGTGTGTGGTTAATAATCAAATGCTGTACAAACTGGACCGCAATTCTCAAGCTGACAGTTATGTGCCTTCAATCGTGCTAACCATAGTCTGTATGCCTCATCCTTTTCACGTTGTGTGGGCCCATTCCAGCGTACAGGATCCGCACCACCTATCAATTCATCACAACGGATACAGCCAGCGGTCAACCGTCCAAATACAGGACCGCCGCATGTGTGTCGTGTTGCCATTTGTGTTTCCCCCTTCCATTGAGATTTGGGCTTTGATTGCCCATGTCATAATCCCATTGGAATCATGGCATCGATAATCAAAATGGCATAGGTATACCAAGGCTGCGCACGCTTACCAATTCGGTTCCACTCACGGGCGATCTGATTTAATAATCAGAGCGAGTGAAACTATTCTTGATGTTTACAGGGAAGGAGGGATTTAATCCCACCCACAACCCGATAACAAACATTCTTATAATGGACATACCCACAACACAATGCGCCGTTGCGCCTATGGAATCTTCCCCTGAATTCAGCACACGGTTGCACTGGTTTGGGCTTGATACTGGCAAGCCGTTTCCCACTTGCCCAGGCCCACTGCTCCCTATTGCGAATTTTATTGACTCTAATCGTCGAGTTGTGGACTCGCTTGATAGCAGGTATGTCGCTATCAGGCCTGGTACCGTATGGCACATATGGCGTTGGTGCCCTATGTCCACGATGTGTTGGTCTATGTCCCATCACTCACTCCCTGCTAGTTAAGTAACCGTCAGAGCAATCAACCTTGGTTGATTGCTCTAGCAACACTTAACCTACTTTTGGCATCGGCATTTACATCCGTCTTGTGCCAAACAAGCGTGAACTGGATACTTGTCTCCATCCATCACCGCTGTAGTCAAAACATTCCTAGCCAGTTCACCCTCACTCTGTTCCCAGAATTCCCCATGATCGTAAACCGCATCAGCACAGCTCCGACAAACCGTATGGGATTTCCCATCAATGGTGACTCGTTCGATATTAACTTCCATCATGCATCTCCCTATGTAGATTGGTAGCCAACCTAGACGCCTGTCAGCTACGGGGATCATGGAACCACACTTTCAATGGTCTGTCAAGTCTTTAGCTATGATCTGGCTATGTAGCCACGTGACTGAGGCACAGACAGACATGGTGGGCGCAGTCAGGCGATCCATATAGCCTCGACTGACAGACCAATGCCAAATCAGCTGATATGGCCTGGCACGACATGGCACGTATGTACAATTGTGTATACATGTACATCGATTACATGAAACAGAGAATCTTTAGAAGTCTTCTCCCGGAGTACACTGTCTTGGGGGGTGGGGATCCCGATCCGGATCCCGATCCCACGCACACGCGCACGAGGGGGGCAGGGCTTGGCGAAGCTATTATATATGTGTAGATACCCGTGCCAGAATTTTGCATGTATCAGGCGGTTACAGTGTATACACGTACATGGTTGTACAGTCATGGACGGCTGTATACAGTCATGTACACTGTA